TACTGCCTGACCTTGCGCGGATGCAATATCCTCTGGGTCAGTAGTAAGGCCTGCCTTTTTCAAGCCCTTTTCAAAAGCATCATCAGAGTTAATTAATCTAAACCCTAGTGCTTTCAGAGCAGTCTTACCTACAACAAATGACTTACCCGAACCCGGGCCGCCTGCAAGAAATACTGCTTTAAATATAGAAGGATCATTAACACCTTCCATTAAATTAAAATGTTCTTTGAATGTATCCATTATTTAAGATCGTATCTGTAAGTTTTGCCTTTGGCCTGTTTGTCCTTAGACACTTTATACTTAACATGTCTTGCTAGGTTATTAACAAATTCAACATCACCCTTCTTTAATGCGGCCGCAATTACTGGTATAAGTTTCACTGCAATAGATTTAGCAATGTCATTATCAGCCATTACTAATGGTGCCTCTTCTATTCCTGTTTGCTCTAAAAATGTTTTCATTTCTTACCTTGGGCAGATTTAATTTCAGCATCAGTTGGAGCATCCGGATGTCCCTTAGGGTTCATCTTTTTACCGCTCTTCTTTTTCTTACGGATATTGTCCCACAACCCTTTCTCATTCATGTCTTTTGTCATATCACTAAATGATTTGAGTACATTTCGTTGTGGCGTTTCAGATGGGGTAACTGTCTTATACTTGTCAGTGACTTTCTTTTCACCAACTCCACCACAATTCTCAACCAATTCAACTTGATCTAGCCACACTCTTTTCTTCCAAGCGCCGAACTCAACCACTAGATAATTAGTCCCACAAACTAGAATGTTACCAACATCTGATGTTTCCTTAAGCACTACTTCATCACCTACCTTGAATAGTTTACCCTCAACATAGTCCTCTCGGGTATCTGATACCTTAGGTAGTTCAATGTGCTCTCTCTTGGCTTCTGATGTAAGACCCATTCCCTTTCTTACTGCTTTATATAATTCTTTAGGATCTGCGCCGGAAGGAACACCTTTAGCAAATGTTTGAATTGAACCTTCACCTGCAGCTTGTCGCATTTTTGATGCGGACATACCTGAAACACCTTCTGCATCGGGATCTCTTTCTCCGGCAGAGATGACTTTAATTCCATCTTTGAATTCATAAAACCCGTGCCGAGATTTAACTCCGTTATACTTGTTTAATAGAATCTCGAATTCGTTAACTCTATCAGACCCAGCAACCATTTGGACTGCAGTATAACCTTGGTCGTATAATTTAGTAGCAATATCCATAACGTGTCTGACATCATTATCTGCCATAACACTTCTAGCATGTTTAGGGAACATCTTTCGCACGAACTTGATTTTATCTTTAAATGATAGAGGATTCTTTTTAGCATCCTGAGACTTGGAAGCATATATGCGGTATGAGCCACTGGATACTTCTTTCAACTTATTGAAAAGTTTTTCATGGCCACTTGTTGGGGGATTAAACCTGCCAAAAACAAACGTGATTTCACCCTTTGCTTCTGCGATATATTCACTAAAACCTTTTATACTCATTATATAATTCCTTCGGAAGCATCTTTATTCTTCTGCAGCTTGGCCTTATCTGCAGCTTTGATTTTAGGCAGTAACTTCTTAGCTATTGCCGCTATCTTACCTTTCATTTTATCTAGTTTCTTTTCTAGTGCTTCACGTGCTGGAAAGGATAACTCGTCCTTACTCTTACCTTTTAGGATCTTTTGTGTCAGAAGGTTTCTGGCAGCTTTAATGGCACGGGATTTTAATTGTTCGGGGGTAGCTGCACGCTTGGCAGCCTTTTTTCGGCCCAGGGCTATTTTACCTTTATTCTTCCTAAAGGTAGCCTTAGCTTTTTGGCGCTGGGCCATTGACATGGCTTCAGTAACGCCTGAGTGCTCTTTGAATGTTAACATAGTATCCTCGGTTCCATTTAGTTGGGGCTATCCCAACCTTTTATAATATCTTTGCTAAAGTTGTTTGCAGAAAATTCCATTCTGTCCACAAGTTTAACAGCTCCACCTTCCATACGATCTATAGCTACAAAACCTTCGGGGTTGGTAACCTTAAATCCGGATTTAGTCTTAACAAACGTAGATATTTTACTTAGTTTGTTAAGTTTATTTATAATAATTAATTTACTATCCACCACACTATTCTGTAAATCGAAGACTTTTTGTAAGTTAGATTGGTTGGAACTACTAAAAAACTTCAACAATTCATCACGTTTTGTAATTTGAGCAGATTTACCTTTTTGAGAAGAACGCTTATCTATCTCCTTTGCGTATCGGTCTTTAACAAACTTTATTAGACCTGTAACATGAGATTTAGTGTTGGTTATCCTTGCGCCGTCGCGCACCATTTTATTATTCCACACATTAATAACTAAGTTTAATTCTTTATTGGCCTGTAGCTCTTTCAGAATTGGAGCTGATACTTGTCTAAACAGTTTACCAGCTTCAGATAAATGTGCGTTTATACTAGCAGTTTCATCTGCTGTGAGTGTTGCCGTACCGGATAAATCGTCCAGTGTAGCATCTTGCATCCATACGTCGTTAGATGATTTCAATTTAGGCACAATTAACTTACCAAAGGAAGCTTGCATTGTTTCAAACGAGTCCCCAGTATAAATTGTGTGCCACACAACCCCGATCTTAGCTCTTTCAATTGTTTTGGCGAGATCAGATCCCTTAGGCACTGCATAAGCAATAGTATTGGGATGAAATACAATGTGTTTGACTCCATCAATTATTTCAGTCTTGAGGTCACTCTTATCAAACATGAAGTCACCTTGGATTACACCCTTAACACCTAAAGGTTTGATATAATCATATGCCATTTTTAATTTCTTGGATAAGTCACCTGAAGTATCTGCGTCTATGTCAGCATGAGACTTATATATTTTAGGGTTAGCATTAAAGATTCCTTTCTTAGCAACAAAGAATTCTCCATCAGATGGATCTTCTCCAGCAAAGACTGCCGGTGCTCCGTCCCATTTAACCGTAACGTCAACCGAGGAGTTTGAACTACCCGATAACATATCTCGTAATGATCTCAGAGCTAGAATGGCTTGCCTGGCACCACTTACTCCACCATCAATAATTAAATCCTCAATATGGGTCATGTGGCCGGTGTTTTTACTAGCGGCTTCGTGCAAGTGTCCTTTTAAAGTTTTCATTTATACATACTCTTAAATTCTTTTGTCATTACAGCATTGAAATTGGGGGCCGATGTAAATGAACCCTTATATCTTAATATGATATTACATATAGTCACCGTACCAATTTTTAAATCGAACTTTAAGTTAGCAGCCTTTGCACCAGGTTCGAATGCTTGTTTAGCACCTGGTGTAAATATGATTGCCGGTTCACCACTAGAGAATAGCTCATCTAATTGACTAGTCACTGAGTCGATGTTTTTATATTCACCTGTCTCAACTACTACTCCTTTTTGAGGGCCGTAGTCTCCTATTCCTGTTACTAAGGTAAAATCAAAATCAACCTTTTGCAAGTCCTTTAAGTCAGCTTTAAATATTAACTGCACCAACTGGTTTGCAATGAGGTCACTATTATCAATTATAGTCTTACCCATAGTGGCGAATAATGTTCTCTTCCCCTTTAATACTCTATTGATTAAAGCATTAGGAATTCTTTGGATATACTGTTTCCAGTTTTTATTTGTGGGTTTATCTTTCTTCATATCCTTAATCATATCTGGAGATAGGACCTTAAGTCTAGCAGCTAATTTAATAACATGCAAGTAGAAATCTCCAGCATCTTGTTCTATACCAGCTCGGACTTTTATTAACTCAGGTGAACTAGTTAACATACTAGTGAATGCTTTATTGATCAAGGTAGGATCAGTTTCTGTTGTTCGTTTCTTTTTCTTTAGTGAAACCCCAAGATATTTCTTGCCCTTGCTTAATATGAAATCAGATGAATTGAAATCCTTCATGCCATATTTGGTCACCTGAAAGTCAGTGACATCATCATCCCAAGCTTGGCCTGTGAGATAAGCGATATCGGAGTTATCCCAACCATTATCATGTATCACCTTAGCAGCTGATATGGCTTGACACATATTACCATAGTCGCCCACTAATGAATCAATTTGGCCTTGTTTAGCACCTTTGACATTTTTTAATTTACTACCGACAAGTTCAATTAGTAAATCCATTTCATTAGAATTAGTAGGAACAGTCTTGATAACATTAGAGGGAAGAGTGCATAGAATTGCAGTCATTAATTCGTTTGGATCATCTCCAAAGGAACTTTGTTTACCCGAGGGCCGTACATTCACATAGATGGTTTTACTTAAACCGTCATATTGGATTGCATAATCCTTTTCTTTTCTGGATCCCGGGACTTTGCCTCTGGACAATTCGGGGTGAGCATCAATAAGTTGGTTGGCTAGAGCAGTAAACTTCTCTCTACTCTTATCATCAATTAGTTGTGATATGGCTAACCTTGAGCCAGTTTGTTTCTTAGGTCTTGTATCATATTCGATTTCAGAGTTAATTGATCCAATAGCATCGTCTATATCTGATAACAAGTCCAGGGCAAACTTCTTTTCATTGCCCGAAAATTCGAGATTCTGTAAATCTTCGCGGACTTGTTCTCTTCTGTGTTGAACAAACTTTTTCATTATAACTCCTATAAAATACTATTATACCACAAAAAAGTGTTAATGTATATCTATTTATAATAAAAAAAATCTTAATTTTACCTCTCGCCACAGTTAGGCGTTACAGCCCCATCTTTATCAACATTGACAATTTTAATTTCTTCCAATTTATCAAGCATCCTTTTGGCGCCTTCCTTAATACCAATAGTGTATGAAGTATACGCTAGGCCTGTTCCACAAAACATGAATATAATTGCTAAAGGATCCATTATACACCTCTTTCAGATATTGAAGCAGTATTGCCGTTTTCTTCCATTCTGTCTTTAAATACTGTTGCGGCTTCTAGATCTGCAAAAATATAATCTGCAAGAAGCTCACCTTCGGGTGTTTGAGCAATTACTCTATATGCGGTTGATTTTGTCATTTACAAACTCCAATATAATGTCACAGTTTTCTAAGAATTCCCGGCCGACACCAACAGCCGCAATATAATCAGTCTTTACATACACGTGGGTAATCCCACTCTGGTATATCAATTTAGCACAATTAATGCAAGGCATGTGAGTGCAGAATAGTGCAGCACCCTTTGAACTTTCCGAACTCATTGCTACTTTTGAAATAGCATTTGATTCGGCGTGAATGACTTCTGGTTTAGTTTTAAGTGAATCTTTAGTGGGTCGACCAGTAAATGGAACATGATCTTCACACTCGTTAGTCCAACCACTAGGCATACCATTATAGCCGATAGAGATGATGCGATCATCTTTCACAATAATCGCACCAACTTGAGCTCTCTTGGCCGTACTTAAACGCGCAAATATGGACGCGGTGTCCATAAATGCATATTTAAACTTATCTTTCATTTAGAGCGCTTCCATCAAAGCTTCAACATCCTCAATCTCACCAAGAAGTTCTGCCATGTTTTGCTTATGGAATATTCGAGCCATCTTACCTAATACCTTCTTAGGTACATCAACTGCATCTGCTAGATCCATAATAGCCTCTTTAACAAACTCTCGTTCGGATTCTTGTCGGCTGTACGAGTTACTAATTTCTTGCATTGCCCCTTTAATCTTAGCAATGTCTGCTGGACTGCTCGGGATAATAATATTGCTCATGCTGCATTCTCCATATATTTTGATGCGGGTTTTAGTTCTATGAATTTTCTTCTCGACTTTGAGAAGCCCTTCATAGGTTTGGTGAACTGGGTGTATTTCTTTGATACGGTTGAACGGAAACCAACGCAATGGCCTTGGTCGTTCAGGATATAGGTATGATTCAGCACTTTGTAGCCGACTTCATCCCATGATGTTATTTCTTTAAAAGCCTTTAATACCATAATGTAGTTCCTAATCACTTAATAAGAGTATATTATATCACACTAAAACACTCTTGTCAACACTTATTTACATCTTTTTAAAAATATATTACCCGATGGAGTACTAGTTAACTCAAATTTATCACCTAGTTGATACCCTTTGGGCATCTTCAACACCTGATTCTTCTCCCATTCATTGTCCTCATCTACGAAATGGATACCTTCGTCTGTGATTTCAAATTTGTAATCAATGTATAACACCTTATGTTCCTTATTTGGTGCGCCCTTCAGGAATCGAACCTGAAACCTACGGCTTAGAAGGCCGTTGCTCTATCCGATTGAGCTAAGGGCGCGAATTTTAGTTAATTTCTACGGGGAATACTTTATATATAACTTCAGCACAAGCCTTGGCTATGTCCATATGCTCACGTTGAGTACCATTGGCCATACGTAAATCACAGTAGTGAATCCACGACCTAAGTGTACCATTCATGTATAATCTGCTTACGGTGTTACCTTCGGGCAAGACGGCCCTAGCTTGTTCTTTAGCAATACCATTTTCAATTGCCCAACTATAGGCATCAGTAGCGGCATGAATTACTGCCTGCTGCCTCATATCCCATTGATCTTGGAGTTCAACATTTGCAGCATCAATACTGTTCTGTCTATTCTTAGGATCTTGCATTCGAGCCCCTCTTCGGACAAATGACAACTCTTTAGTAGGGTCGGCATATCGTTGAGAGAATTCTTGGAAACTAAAGCTTCGGTGACGTAGCATCTGACGTGCAATGTCCCTAGTGGTTTCTACTTCCATACAAACCGACACCATTTCAAGTGGTGACCAGTGTTTATGTTTCATTAGATATTTAACTAGTTTTTCCGAAGTTACTTCGTTTTGTTGATTGTCTGGGTTTGATACCCTAGCACAATATGCAACCATCTGGAGAAGGTCTTCGTTAAGATCACTGTCTGCAGGTGGTTGACTATATGATATAAGTCTCGCATTGAACATATTATAGTTAAGCCTCTTTTTGTACCAATGTGTAAATACCCCAAGCTAGTCCTGCCCAAGCAACTAATTTAGCTATACCACCGAATAGAATTACCCCACCGCAAATTGCAATTAGTGTAGCTCCATCCCATGATGTTCTTTCGGGTAGTCTATCTTTTACCCAGTTAGTTATCATATCCATATTTATCTCCTATATTTTAAAGTCTGCAAACGTGTCTTTGGAATCATTATTACCCCACGTTGCAATTGGTTTATCGGGTATACTCGAATCTGACATAATATCGGACTGAGCTGATTCTTCTACATCATATAATTTCATGCGGGAACGGTCAATGCCTACTACAAATCTCTTATAGTAACTAACGTCATTGTACCGATTTTTCAATTGTTTCACCATGATCTGGCCTAATTCTTCCAGTTCCTCTGTAGATATAAGAGCAAACATAAGGTCAGCCGTTGCAGGTAATCCAAATGATTCCGATGTGTCTTCTAACCCTACATCAGTATTACCAAATCCACTTCTTGTGGTCTGAGTAGCACTCATAATAGGAACATCGAACTCTACAGCAAGGCCTCGTAATTCTTCTGCAATAGCCTTAATGTAGGTATAACTATTTATACTTCCACCCATCCCTTTCATACGACTTGATGAACAGATGTTTAGGTAGTCAATATAAATCATATCAGGCATAAAGTTCTTTTTAAGCTTCAATTCATTAAGCAATGCTCTAAAGTGACCAGCATGAGCAGACCCTGTGGGATACTCTTTAATGATCAACTTACCTATGGAAGCACCAGCAATCTTTTGAATCTTAGTATCGAATACGTTTTTAGGCATCGTATCTAAGTTCTGAATGGGTACGTCCATTAAGTTAGCATCTATTCTTTCTGCGACCTTTTCTTCGGACATTTCCAGCGTGATATATAATACATTTTTACCCTGTTCTAGTACATGGGATGCACAATGAGTCATAAATAGTGACTTACCCACACCCGTACCTGCTAAGGCAATATTCAAGGTTTTATTGGGTAAGCCACCCTTAGTGATCTTATTGAAGTATTCCAAATCAAATGGTATCTTGTCTTCGACTCGATTATAGAATTCAAATCTGTCGTCAGCATTGTCAATGTAATCGTGGCCGATGGCCTGATCAAATGAGACACCAAGAGCCTTTGATAAAATTTCAGGTATAGCACCATCACTTCTTTCAGTATCTTTGCCGTCAATAATTTGAATCGAATCCATTATAGCATTATATACCGCCTTATCCTTACACCACTTCTCCGACTCAGTAATAAGGTATTCTGTATCAATATCAGATTTAACCTTGATCTCACCTATCAACTTAGCAGCGTTGTTTAAAACATCATCTGGCGCGTCAATCTTTCTAAGCTCTAGGTCAAGGACTTTACTGGTTGGTAATTTGTTATGTTTAGCAACAAACTTAACTATCAAATCAAAGACAGTTTTATGTGTGCCATCAAAGTATTCCTTCTGCAGATATGGTACTACACGTCTGCAATAATCCTCATTATTTAATAAGTGATTAAGAATGTGTGTCGGTAGTTGATTCGCTATTTCCACTTTTTTCCTCTACGTGTGTATTAATAATAACACTAAGTAAATCACCTAGATAGTTTTTAAACTCTTCGCTTTTTTCTAATTCATCAGCATTAAATGTCCCGGGCTCTTGCACGTTATATGAAAAAGAGAGAGTGGCGAAATCCGCGTCCTCACTCTCCTTAATTGATACCGTGCCATATACAACTACTACCCCAGCATAGGGTGAACTACCTTTAAGCTTGATGCCATAGAATTCAGAAGAATCATTCTCAACGAAACTATAATCATACTCAGAGATACCTGTCATTAGATCTGCTCCGGATCAAAGTCAATAAGTGATTTATGTCCAATCTGATACTGGTTGATCAGAAATTCTCTGAACTTAGCAGTATTAACAATAGGTTTCCAGAACTCGTCCGTTCTAGTTTGCTTCTCTCTTACCTTTGGTTCCACCACTTCACCAGTCTCTTGGTCAACAACATTGTACCAACCATTACTAGGTTTAATGACAAACCCACCAGCAATAGCAATCTCAAGAAGACCACTGTTACGTTCAACACCACCGTCCCAAGATACAGATACTGGGATCTTAGATTTCTCTTTAACCATTCGAGACTTCTCAACATTGATAATAAAATCATATCCCGTAACCTCCATGCCAGTCTTGTTCTGTCTACGACCAATAATCCAGATGTTATCGGCTGAGTAGTAAATACCCGTGCCACCTGAAACAACTGCTTTAGGGAATAGGCCCATTTCTTGATACGTATGGTTGATTGCCAATAGAGAGACATCTTTCATTGTCAGGTATGGGGTAACCATACGGAATAGTCCCTTAATAGCCTTAGCTCTGGACATATCAGCAACTGATTTTTCATTCAAGGCGTCTTCTAGTTCTTTCTTAGAAGCAAGGTTACCGATCGAATCAATGACAATAATCACTTTATCTTTACGATCAATGTTATCTAATTGGCCTACCAGATCAAACTTTAGTTGTTCCACATCCGTAATAGGTGTGTGAAGAACACGTGTGGTATCAATGCCAAAGGCTTCAAAGTATGATTGTGGTGATCCGAACTCGGAATCATAAAATAGCATTACAGCATCTTTATGTTCTTTGAGATAAGCACTTGCCATTAATAAGGCAAATGATGTCTTAAAGTGTTTAGATGGCCCAGCCAATACAGTAAGACCAGATGTGAGTCCACCTTCGGGATCGCCCGATAGTGCAACATTAATCATAGGTACTTCAGTTTTAACTGAGGTTTTCTCGCCGAAGAAAATACTATCAGACAGTATATCTGTAGTTTTAATCTTAGAGTTCTTTTTTAGTTTATCCATTATAGACATTAATATTTTCTCCTAGGTTGAAAGTTTCCCGACATGCGTTCCTCTTTCTTGGTTCTAGCTTTGGCCTCTGCCTTCTTGCGTTTCTTCTTCCATGTAGGCTTTTCGTAATATTCCTTCCTACGAACATCTTGCAGAGTACCTGCTCGGTCAACAGCCTTCTTAAATTTGCGTAATGCAACTTCAAAGGGCATTTCTTTTTGTGGTCGCTTATCCTTGGGGTTCGTGTTTACCCTAGGCGTTAAATTGATGCTTGGCATATCTCTCCTCTTTTTTATGTATGTGTATATTATAACAGGCTTTAATCAGTTTGTAAAGTGTTTTCTACAACTCTTTTTCGTAAATCGGAAGAGGAGAACCTATGATCTCTTTTATTAAAGTAGAAATCAATATCTCGTTGTTTACACAAATCTCTCCCAGTGAAGTCTTTATCTCTATACTCTTCACCCATAATCTTGACATCTATCTGATACATGCCTAGAATATCCATCAACTCCTCTTCGGTATTATACACTAGGATCTCGTCCACATATCTAATAGCCG